CCTCACATTTTATCTTAAAGTGTGGAGAGTTAAACATGTTACGTTCACTGTCACATACAAAATCTATACCATGAGGAGTTTCCTTATGAAACATCATAGATGGTAAAGTGGATGGTTCTATGTAAAACACACCACTTACTATGCTATTAGTATGCATATGCGCATTATGAAATGTTCCTGGTGGATTAACATTTACCCATGACTGAGTTATACGCAAACTAACTTCATTATCTGTACACAAAACTTCTTTAACGTATGTGTCAAGATGTGTTTGTATTCTAGACTTTAATGATGACATCTCTACTGTATCAAGTATATTTGTATTATCGCTGTAGAAGTTCTTACCATTTATTTGCTCATGAAAAGGTAGTCCTCTGAGAAACGAAACACTTTCGCTCTCGAGTGTACCGATATTCGCAAGATATAATGGACGAGGAAATATCGGAATAATGTTATGATCCATTAAAAGAATCCCTCAAGAGAACCTGCGTTTGCCTTTGGGTGGTATTTAACAAGAACGTCGCGACCAAGTTGTTCTTCAAGATAGTCATACCACTCTTTTGTTTCCCACATACCTTCAGAAACACCATTCCATAAATGTTTCCACAATGGGTGTTCTTTATTCAGTCTGCGTTTCTCAACAAAGTTGTAACGGCATTCTTCATATTCATAAGAACCAAGTTCCAACATCTTCTCACGGAAGTAGCAAACCAACGAAACACGCTCAGCTTCCTCGTCCAACAATTCAATTGGAGTGTTGCCGTGCAATACTTCGTGGTTGTTAATCAACAGCAAGTCGCCAGGACGAACGTTGACAGCAACACGATACTCAGGCGCAACTAGGTATCCGCCTTTGTAGTTACCATTGTTAGACAGAACCAAAAGGTTAGACAAACCAGTATGTAAATCACCAGCGTCAAAGTGGGCAGCTGTACGGAAAGTTTTATTCACAGTGATAGTTGTGAATGGAGTTTCTGGAACCAAGTAACGTGGGTCAACTTTCTTGGCAGCTTCCATCTGATTGTTATAACGCCATGGCAACAGATCCTTGAAACCTTTGGCAAGTGTTTGAAGGAATGGGTATGCCATCTTAAATTTGTCAAAGTTGTCGCGAGTATAAGAAGTCGCACGACCATAAGGGATACGTGGGTAGCGGTCAAACCAACCAGCAATACCAGAGTTAACTGCGTTACCGTAAGTAGTTGTGCTAACCATCTTCATGACTTCTTCCGTTGCCTTTGCTCGTTCTTCGCGAGTCAAAGGTTTGATAGAATCAAGCCACTGTTCAAAGTCAAACTTACCACGGAAACGAGAGATAACCCAGACGTTGTTTTTACCGTCACCACCAGCCATCTTCTTATCAACTTCACGTGGATATTTGGCACGAATAATGTCGATAACGTCTTCATCAATCAATGACTCAGTACGATTCTTAAGAATCATTTGCATCATCTCGTCTTGATAGTTGGTAACCCACTCACGACCTTCAGAAGTAGCAAGAACACCGTCTTTAATACCAGAGGCGAGTCCACGGTTCTCAGTTCTACCAGCAGCTTCTCTTAGTCCAAGATATGCAGCATCCTGCTCTTCTTTGGTGAAGTAGTTCTTGCGGAATTTGAAAGCGATGCGCAATTCATCAGTACCCTTCGAGCATGAAGCGCAATCTTTATTCAACTCGCAAGTAGCTTGAGTTGCGATATCGCAGGTTGCTGGCATATAAACGTCAGCATCTTCCTCTACCAAAATGTCGTAATGTGATTCATCAACAAACTTACCCAACAGATGTGAGCAATCAATTTTCTTTTCAGCTACAATTACTTTTACCATTTCTTTCTCCTAAAACTTAAACCCACGGAATGCTTCTTCTTTTTGACGTTTACCGAAATCGCTCTTGTCGAACATAGGAACATCATCTTTTTCTTGACCAGAATCAGATAACCCTACCTGCGCAGAAGCCTCAACATCATATAATCTCATCTTAGATCTATCAATCCCAACAACAAAACGCTTATAGAAACTTGGATCATTGTAACGATTCTTTAACTGTTTAACAATAATCTGGTTCAACGCTTCAAGTTCTTCATTCGAAACTAACGCAAACATAAAGTCAGCCGTGGCTGGTAACCCAAAAGACTCTGAAGTATCTTCAAGTCCTGGATCGCTATTTGAGTAACCACTTCTTGTTGTTTGTGTAGCTGATACAATAGGAACATTATATTCAACAGCCAAACCACGCAACTCTTCAGCGATACTCTTAATATATGTATAAGAGTTTACATTGGCTCCCTGCTTCATACGCTGGCTTGCGCAGATGTTAAGATAGTCGATGAAGATAATATCTGGAGTAAATTCACGCTTCAGTTTAAGTTCTTCAAGCAACGCACGGAAGTGTCCAGCATGAGCACCTGCAGTTGGATACTCTTTGACGATTAGTTTACCCTGTGTTTTCTTGGAGATCTTTTGAAGACGATTGTCGAAAATATCTTTGTCGATAACCTTTAACTCATCCATTGTCAGGTTCAAAAGGTTTGCGTCAATACGTTCAGCGATACGTTCTTCAGCCATTTCCATTGTGATATACAGAACATTCCTGCCCTGAGTCAGAACAGATGCGCCAACATGGCACATAAACAAAGACTTACCAACACCAGTACCAGCCAAAGCAATGTTCAATGTTTTCTTTGAAAGACCACCCTTAGTAATCTTGTTGAACATGTCCAAATCGAAAGCAATCTTTTCTTCAACCCGATGGTAAAATTCGTAACGAGAGTTACTATCTTCGAGGTAATCATGACCAACATGGTTGTCAAAAGAAACGGCAAGAGCATCAGAGAGAATAGAAGGAATCGAATCTTTGGTGTGTACCTTATCTCCTCCATCGATGATTTTAATTGAGTGTAGAATTGCATTATATACTGCCTTGTCTTTACAAAACTTTTCAGTTTGCTCAATCATCCATGAGTCATTGATTTCCTCATGGGCTAGTGTGTCAATGTATGTGTTAAGTTCCCCAAGTTCTTTATCGTTGATGTCAGTTCTGTTACCAACTTCAATCGAAAGGATTTCTTTTGTTAGGGGTTTGTTATACTTTGTGAAAAACTCAGTAATAACCTTTGAAAGAATCGCTTCTTTCCTGTCAGAAAAGTATTCTGTTTTAATAAATGGAATGACTTTTCTGCAGTATTGTTCATCATAAATCAGATTGCTCAGAATCTTTGTTTCTATTCTCATCAATTCCACCAGTGTAAATAATTTCGTTCTTGGACAATTGATCCATAATCAAAAATTGAAGAAGATCTCCAAGGTAATGCTCAAGTTCAGCTCGGTCGTAATCGACAGGACTTTCATGCACATCATATTCGAAGTGCAATTTGCAGGTGTCGCCCTGCTCATTGAAGTCAACTTTACCGTAAGAGATAATTATACCCTCAAATGGTTGTTCTGTCAACTTTAATGCGACAACACCTGTCTTGCGATTCTCAACTGCAATGTAAGGTGGTTTTACAAGATGATCACTCATCTTCAAATTCCAACGCTTCCAAAGCTGCATCAACATCATCGCGCATGATCGCTTCACCATGGGCAATTGAGTATTTGTTCTTCACAAAATCATTGAACGATTTACTTGTAAGAATTGACATCCAGAAGTCTTTGGTATCTGTATCTTTTGCACGATACTTCTTCTCATCAACTTCACCAGTTTCTTTGTCTACTTTTTGATACCAACCATTAGAAGGCTTGATGACATGTCCAGATTCGATTGCGATATCGAGTAAGCCAGACCAACGGCTAATACCACCGTCAAAAGATACGCTAACAGGTATCTTAGACTTTTCCTTAACATAACGAGATTTTTCCACATTGATAATAAAATTGTATCCGACAATCTCAGTACCTTCCTTCTCTTGTTGACGACCAAGGATGAAGATGTTGTCGGCAGAATAGTATGAACCAGTACCACCACCAACGATGGCTTTAGGGAACATACCGATTTCCATATACGTATGGTTCACAACAACCATAGGAATATCCTTGATTGTTAGATGAGGTGTAACGATACGGAAAGTTGACTTGAGTTGTTTTGCTCGAGTCATGTCAGCAACAGACTTGCCGTCAAGGGCATCGTCTACTTCTTTCTTAGAAGCCAAGTTACCAATCGAGTCAATCACAATGATAACATGGTCGCCACGTTCAATACCATTGAGTTGGTTTGAAAGGTCAGTCTTCAACTGTTCGATATCAGTTATCGGTGTGTGAATAACTCGCTCAGTATCAATACCGAAACTATCAAAGTAGGACTGAGGAGTACCAAACTCAGAATCATAAAACAAAACAACACCATCATCGTACTTGTCCAAATATGCTTTCGCCATTAACAAACTGAAGGCAGTCTTGAAGTGCTTCGATGGACCAGCCCACATTGTAAGTCCAGGAGTTAGACCACCGTCTAGGCGACCAGACAGAGCTACGTTAACAACTGGAATTGAAGTAGGAATCATATCCTTCTTCTTAAAGAATTTCGATTCTGATAGAAGCGAAGAATCTTTGATGGTAGAGTTCTTTTTCAGCTTATCTAAAATGCCCATGATTATCCTTTTACAAATTTCTCAAATTCATCGATCATCATAACACCACTCTTACGACGAACCTCAGTACCATGTTCATCGATCAAGATGCAAGTAGGCACACCACGAATACCGTAGGTAATAGCAGCTTCTTGGTTGGTGTCAATGTTAACACTCTCAACTGGAACTTCGCCAGTATAATGTTTCTCTAACGTAGCGCTCAAAGACTTACATGGTCCGCACCAGTCAGCATAAAATTTTAATACTTTCATTTATCAGCCTTTGGTTTTGTTACTTTCTTTGCTGGAGCTTTTGTTTTTGGAGCAACCTTTTTAGCAGGAGCCTTCTTAGCAGCTGGTTTCTTTTCAGCAACCTTTTTCGCTGGAGCTTTCTTAGCTGGTGTTTTCTTGGCAGTTGCTTTAGGTTTTACCTCTGACTTTGAAGGAGCAGAAGTGTCATCCATCCATGCCATTGTTTGCTCAACAGTCATGACACCAACGCTGCGTTTGATTTCGTTACGTTTGTCATCAATCATAACAAGTGTTGGGATATTCTTAATATCGAAGGCAATACTTTCCATAATATTTTCCTCGATGTTCACAGAGTCAATTTGAATTGGAAAGTTACCACCGTACTTCTCTTTGACTTCTTTTAGAATTTGACTAAACTGAGTACAGGGCGCACACCAGTCGGCGTAGAAACGTAAAATTTTCATATCATTCTCCTTTAGTATATTATACTATAAATTTCATTGCAAAGCAATTATGGATTACTCTTGTGATGAGGAACATCAAATACAAAAGTAACACGAACACAATCACCAATGTTCTTTGTTCCGTGGGGTAGTTTATTATTGAACCACAACAAGGTTCCAGGTTCAACAGTTACGGATTCCTCTCCCACTGTGTATATGTATCTACCCTGAATTGATAGATGATACCTGTCCTTTGTTTGGTAGTAGTTACCAACGTCAATGTGAGTACCAACCTCACCACCAATTGGCAAGGAAAGAAACCCACATCTACGAAATGTGTGAAAGTGTCTTTTCAAAAAAGAAACTATGTGTGTATGTTTATAAAATGCGTCTGTTGGTTTGCAAAGTTCAGTGTCACCAACATATTCTCCTTGTTTGGATATCCCACCGATTACTAATTGCAAAACACCTGCATCAACATCAGGAAACCCATGGTCGTCATGAACATTATGGATACCTTCGATTTTCTTTTGCGCTCCCCAGTCTCCAGAATTTTCTTTCAACTGTTGCAAAATCTTTGATACGTTGATGCCTGTTTTGATGATTCTAATATTATCCAAAGAAATCCTCCAAAGAACTTTCTTCCTGTGTTTTCCAACCAAGCGGTTCAATAACATTCTGAAGTGCGTCTAAGAAAACCTTTTCAAATTGTTTATCATAATCTATGTATGCTTCAATATTAAACTCCTCTGGCAACTTCTGGCTGAACGCAATCACATCCTCTTGGAATGGATTTGGTTTGCGAACATACACGAATTTAATCTTGTCGCCATCGCGGATAGGTTGATATTTCTTATCAAGACCCTGCTTCTTAACATAGTGGTTGAACAACAAAGCACCACGAACATGAATCGGTGTACCTTTTGTATAGATTGGAGAACCAGCATATTGCTTCATACCATTCACACCACGAGGAAACGCAATGTCTTCAACTGGAAGTTTATTAAACACCTCTCTGAAGTCGGTTACGTATTTATGTAACACCTTCTGGTCACCCTGAAGAATAACGTCAATGGAATCTTTCAGCTTGTCACGAATGATTGCTGGAGTAGATGACTTGACCATCTCAAGACCCATCACCTTTACCTTCGGCTTGGCAAACTGAACACCCTCAGAGTTATGCACATTGAGAACGTAGCGTTTCTTGGCAGTCCAAATACCTTTATCGGCAAGAACTTCTCGCTTCATCTGCATCTTCTGAGAGTAGGCATTCATATATTCAGCCAACTCTTGATAACCAGAGTCAATGAATGGTTGGAAGACATCTTCGCAGATCTTGTCCATAAACTTAATTTTCTGTTCAGTTGTTTTACCTTCGCAGGTTTTCTCAACTAAATGTTCAAGTGTCAGGTAGATTGAGTCAGTGTCAATGGCAACAACATAATCTATACCTTCGGTCTTCAGAGTTTTGTTCATGAAGGCATTTAGTTTATTTGCCATCCAACGAATAGACAACTGACCAGAAGTAGTAATCCCTTCAGCCATACGAATATCAAAGTAACGGAAGTACTGGTTACCCATGGCACCATAGGCAGAGTTCAAAGCAATCTTCATGGCCATTTGAAGGTTATTCAAACGAGAGATATCCTTGAGTAGATGCTTCTGAGACTTATCCTTTTCGTACTGCTGCTGAACACCAAGCATCTGCTTCTTGAATTTAGATCGGTCTTTATACATCTTCTCCATCAACTCTGGCATAAACCCTTTGAATTCTTTGGTATATGTCCATCCGTTGGCAGTAAGAGCAAGGTCACGTTGCTTCAAGTAGCTTGTGTCAACTTCTTGATTGAGTAGCTTATCAACAGTCACACTCAGCTTCTCTGAAGTCAGAGTCTCTGGGCTAATGTTATACTGCATAATCAAGTGAGGATATAGAGAGTTCAAGTCGAAGGACGCCATCCATTTATGCAATCCAATGATAGGATCTTTAACAAAAGCACCCTCAAACTGGGCATCCTTTCCAGAATGATTCTTGGCAGGAATAACAATACCCTTCTTACGCAGGTGATTATAGATGATTGTATCCCACATACGAACCTGTGAATACACATCTTCGAAGTTAATCTTTGCGTTGTATGCCATGGTTAGATGCAGTTCAATCAAACGCATCTTGTCTTCGAGTTTATCAACCAACTCTACGTCATGAATGTTGTAGTCAACAAAATGTTGCCAGTAGTTTGTATAGAAATCCTTGAACGACTCTCCTGGATTTTCTTTCTTCTTATCACCCAACTCTTGCTCAGCAATATAGTCAAGGCGATATGATTCTTGTTTCTGATACGTATATTTCTTGTAGAGTTCAAGATAATCCAGCTGAGCAATACCTACGATATCGTAGTGGATTTCTTCGTTACCCTTGATGAAGGTCTTACGTTCATTTACGTAACCCCATGGGCTAATTTGGTTAGACTCGCCATCACCAAGTTCACGTTCAATACGACGGACAAGGTATGGGACGTCAAAGAAGTCTGTGTTCCAACCAGTGATAACATCAGGATAACTCTTTACCCAAAACTCAAGGAATTGAGTTAGAAGTTCATGTTCATTCTTACAGGTAACATAGATAACATCCTCACGTGGATTCACGTAGGGTTTGCTACCGAAGGTAATGATTCGTTTTGTTTGAAGATCTTTGACAGTGATTAGAAGGACTTCTTCGTTCGCTGATCGGATGTCTGGGAATCCATTCTCCGTGCTGGTTTCAATGTCAATGGTAAATACTTTGATCTGTTCCATATCCCAATTAACATCACCTTCATAGGTGTCGCTGATGTATTGGTATGCGTAGTTTGTATTCCCATAAACTTCAAACCCCTGAACGCCATCGTAGCGTTTAATGAAGTCACGAGTTTCTTTGATAGATCCAGGCTGGACTTCATCAACGAATGTGCCCTCCAGTGTTTTCCACTTGGAGGGTTTCTTCGAGTTCACATACAGCGTAGGACTAAAGTCTAATTTGCGTTGGTATCGTTTACCATTTTCAATACCCCTGACGAAGATCTTGTCGCCCATTGGGTTTACTGAAGTATAAAATTCCATTAAGTTTTTCCGTACATTAACATCATCGCATCAAGGGCGCAGTCATGAACAGGGTGGTGTTTAATAACTGCAGCTCTGTCGAAGTTTGGATGATCGACTTCACAATATCCGTTAGTAGTTCCGCACAAGATATCAACGGCAGTTCTAACGTCTCTCCACATATTATAGTTCGTAATTGGATCCATGTCAACTTTTTTACACAATGAATCAATCACCAACTGGTCAAGAGAACCACGTGCCCACATAGTTTGTCCACGAGCCTTTGGAAACTTTGCCATGTAATCATGCAATAATTTGATACCAGCTTCTGCACTCAGGTCATGTTCGTCTACATCGAAAGAAACCTTACGAGTATACTCATGTTGCTTAGCCCACCACTCTAGAGTGTCCTTGTCAATTACACGCTTGAGTCTTTGGATTTGCTCCTTAGAATCAAACTTAACAAACAAAGCATCGTCAAGAAGGTCTTGATATGTTGGTTGTTTCTCTGGGTCAAAATGAATCAATGCAGCTGATAGAACAACTGAAGTCGATTCAACGCCAAGGGTTTCTACATCAAAAATAAACATTACCAGTCTCTTTCATATCCAATTTCAGTGACAAGATTATCCATCTTTTGTTTCACAGTCCACTCACTTAGATATTCGTTGTCTTTATCACAAATATCCATAACTTCATCTAGAGTAACTTCTCGTGAGTCAATGATAACTTCACCGAGCCACTTCTGAGAAAACTCTTTCATCTGTTCCATCGTAACAGTATCTTCAGCCCACTCAATAGAAGAACAGGGAAAGTCTCCTTTATCATGGTCGTCGGGTACTTCAATTACATATCGCTGGCGAAACTGGGAGATCGCCTCAACCATAACATACTTGCTCATTGCTTTGCCTTTCGTTCTTCTTCATGTTGATCGCAAAGAGTACGAATCCACCCACCATTACGTTTTTCGCCTTTGTTACCGCAGGTTTCGCATGAATGTGAAGCCCATACCTCAGCCATAGTTACCATACCACCAATCGTATCATCGCCACCAGAATAATAGAATCGTAGACCACCGAACTTCTCTTTGATTTGTTCAATGCAAATATAATCTACACGTTGTGTAATATCTGCGCCGACCATAATCTTATTGATACGTTCTTCTTCCCATGAGTATGATACTCCACGACCATTAGTGATTTTGTCAATAACTGCGTCACGACCCTTACGAGCCAGACGTTGGTTACGCAGATCTTCGGCACGCATGCGGCGACGCCACTTAGTATAGGAATCAATTTGCCCAATCAGAGCTTCTAGGATAGGATACCATCCTGGTCCAACTGCAAATCCACCAAAGAGTTTCCCCTCACCAAAGTAGCGAGGATACTTTTCCTTCATGTGTTTTGAGAAAACTTCATAGTTGTCTTCGCTAATAGCCATACTAACACCATGTCCTATGTTTTTCGGCAACCCATTCGCTGCCGTCATACTCTTCAATTTCCCACTCAACATCATCAGGAATTTCTACAACCTTCAAGTTGGCACAACGACCGCTCATTGCCTCAGAGTCTTCCTCAACAAGTTGAACAAGAATTGGATCATCTCTTGGGACATCGCGATCATAGAGTGTCTGCTCAGAGTAAGCCTTATTATATGCGATGCGCTCGTCCTGAGTCATCTCATAGAATTCCTTACCTTCTTTTGTGATGAGACGTTCTTCTGGTGGAACTGTAAACACAGTGAACAATCCCATTGATTTGTAACGGATATCGTCCTCGACCCATGTTTTAATTCCCTTGCGCTCAAGGTAACGTGTCATCCCTTCTTTCGATAAAGAGAATCCACCATAACAATCATTTATCACAACTTTCATATTATACTCCGATGTGGTGGAACCTGTCAAATTCAAGTTCCAAAAGGTTGTGGGTAATCTTGTCTTTGATCATATCTGGAATTGTTGTATATGGAAACTCCAGAAAGAACGGACAGGGTTTCCCACCCCATGAATGATTCTCGACAAAGTTACGAAACACTTTCATATCTTGCTCCGACCTTGGATCGAAGAATCGTTTTTTAATTAAGATGCTATCAAGTATCATATCAGTCGTGGTCGTATTCTTCAACTTCAAAGCCATCGCGAGTAGCGATAACCTTCACGTGGTCACCAAACATGGCTTCCATAACTGATTCCATTTCACCAGAGCAGATAGCCTGACCAAACAGTTTACATGAGTCAGGGTCAACTCCACCAGAAGCAAGGATAGCATCCTTAGTTTCTTTGTGGTAATCACGATCGCTTGCCAGAACATAACTCATATTCTCGCAAGCCCAAACACCTTCGGTCTCGCCATTGTATTCACCCCAACGAACATCGTTCAACTCATCAACAGGTGCGTTGGTAAAGGTTGCGTCGTTCACTCGGAACTCGCAGGTATCACCATCGTTGAAGTATGGAGTATACTGTGTCCAGACAACACCAGTAATCCCAGGGTTCTTGTCGAAGAACTCTTTAGTAATATCCTTGAACAGAGCCTGAGCCTGTGTTTGGAATTTGCGTTGTAGTTCAGCTTGGTCAGCCATCAGCTGGTCAAATGCGGTTTGAAGATTGCTCATAATATTTTCCTTAAACAAGTTTACCAATTTTCTCAACAGTATCAGTCTCAGCAGGACTGATTGTTGCGATGCGATTCAAGCACAGAGTGCTCTTTTGAATATACTTCTCAGTGCGAACTGTCATTACTTTGAGTAATTCTGGATATGTCTTAGAGTCATAATCCTTCCGCCAATCAAAGTCAGTCCCATCAGGTTTCACACGAATTTGACGTTCTTTCTCAACCTCAATTCGGGCACGGTGTTTGTAGTAGCCACTACCTTCAATATATCCAACATACTTACCTCTATTCACACGAACACGATGCGAATAACCAGTGGTTACAACCATTACGGTGTCGCCCACGTTAATGTCATTACCCAATGCACCTTTGATTGGTGCTGCGATTACAGTAGCCAGTTTACCCATGATATATTAGTCCTCAAGTTTGATAAATTTACGAGAAGATTTATTTTTCTTCTCAGTTCCTGACATCCACGGCTGAACTGTCATGTTGTTTAGGTATTGCTCCATCGTTGGAATAAAACCTAGATCTTGCTGAATGTGGTCTTCAGCCACATCTCGGGGAGAGTACTCCTTACCCTCTGAATTAACACGAGTTCGTCCAAACATTCGTTCGACAAGAAAGCACCCAAAAGCGGAGTGTAAGATTGCACGGTGTCTAACGTCAGCAACTGCCTGTTTGGTCGAGTCGATGAAGTCATCGATGTCTGCGTAATCATCTGGCACCCCACCGTACTTTTTAGCATGAATCTTTCCATGTAGATAGGCTTTCACTTTATATCCTTCGATGAGTCTGCCTCATCTTTGTCATCACGAAGTTCAATAAACACAGGAAGGAACAGGCTGTTCTCACCAAGTTTATTCTTGATTCTACTATTATACTTCACTGCCACAATTTTGTCAACTATATTTTCAGCCCAGTACGCTTTGCGTTGCGCATCACTGAACCCTGAACCGACACGAACCTTTACAACACCATCTGAAGATTCACAGATAATTGCACCAAGAGAGCCAGCAGCTTTACCGTTACCCTCTTCAATATCAACAATCTTCAGGTCGCACTCAAGTTCGCCCTTGAATTTAATCTGGTGTTTGGCACGTTTGTCTTCCCAGCAACCAGAACCGTCCTTGAGGATGATACCTTCATAACCAAGACTCAAGTATTCTTCAAAGATTGCTTGTGCCTCATCGAAGGATTGAACAATGGTTGACGTAACAGTCCAGATACGTTTGTCTTTTGCTTTCTGACCAGTTACCAGCTTCTCAAGTTTTGAGAAACGCTGAGAGTATGGAGTTGGGCAATATCCGTCGATAAAGTACATATATGGAATCATATCCCATACTGAAGCATGAACCAGCTTGGCTTCTGCTTCGCTGATAGTACCCTTGTTGGCTTTGTTTAGAATGCCGTTACCAGTCTGACGATCAGCGAACTGGTGGTCGCCATCAAGCATCACCAACAGCTCTCCGTCGAATACACAGTCAGTGTCTCCAGCCAGTGCGGCAAACTCTTTTTCAAGGTGGCCAAGAAGGTTAATTTCTTTACCGTTACGGCTACGGAATTCTACCTTACCATCACGAACGATTGCGTTGAATCGCATACCGTCCATCTTCATTTGTGCGTAGGCTGGGTAAGGAATCTTGTCGACCAGCTTCTGTTCAAAGGGTGAACACAACATACATGGGTACTCATGAATCAATCCCATCCATACGTCATTGGCAGTGGACGCCTGAACGCCACACTTCAAATCCTTCTGAATGATGCGCTCAATGACCTTTGCGTCTGATTCATTCAACGCTTCCAACATACCTTTCAGGTGTGCAATGCCAGCGTTGCCAGTTACCTGACGAGACGACAGGTCATACAACGAGTCCAATGCGAACGAAAGGTCAATGCCGTTACCCTTGTTGGGTGTATAGGCTGGAATCTTACGAATGTAAAATTGTGTGAATGGATCAAGAGCCAACCGAACTACGTTACGCAGAAGGTCGTTGTCAACATTCTCCTGTAACTGTTCTTTCTTAAAGTTACGTGAAGCATTGGCAGCAAGGGAGGTCAAAAAAGCATCGATATTCATTTGTGTTTCAGTTCCTTAAATGTTCTACGTCGCATGTCGAAGCGGATAGGTTTCTTGAATTTCTTGACAACCCCTGAGTCAACGTTGTAGAAGGCAACCATATACTCCTTGTTATCTGTAAGGTAGTAGATATGGTTGCTTACATCGCCAACCCAGTCTTTAGTTGTCTCTTGAAAGGCTCGCATTACCAGCACGATTGGTAGTAGAAGTCACACTTCTCAAGAGCCTTATCGGCGAGGATCCGCTCAATACGAGCAACGGTATATTCCAGATCTTGTTTATACCAGTCGTCATAGTCGGTGCCACCGAAGAAGAAACCACTTGCAGAAGGTAGAAGTTCGCTTGCCTTACCAAAGTTAGTAAGAACAGCTTTACAAATATCTCGCAGTTGTTCAAGCTGTTCACGGTGGACAAAATATTCCTGACAGTCGTCCTGACCATTCTGGACATGATTCACGAACCACTTGTGAATGGCATTCGCTTTGCGCCAGTAACCGACACGGAAGGTTACTTCTTGTGCGCCATAGTCAGCGTCTTCTTCACCTTTGAAACCTAGTGCTTCATTCACCTTCTCAATGCGAGCAGTGTCTTCTGCGTCAAAGTACTTGGACATATAGCGTTTACCGCTCAGATACATATCGAGACCCATAATCAACTCCTATTAAACAAACGATTTTGTAGGGAAACCAACAGCGAAACCAGAGGTGCCAGTTGAGGCAACTCGGGTAGTTCTAGCAACCATCTTAGAACGTGGAGCCTTGCGAGGCTTTACAACTTCAATGGAACCACCCTTCTTCAAAAACAAAGCGATTTGTTTTTCGGTTTCAGCACGAAGCTCAGCTTTAGACTTATAGAACATTTTGTACCCTTTCAATCAATCAATAGAGTAATTATACTCCTATTAGGATGAATGTCAAGCAAAATGATGAAAACCCTACTAAAAAGTAGGGTTATTCGTAAGTCATTGAAAAGTAAACCTTTTTTATTACCTTTGTAAGCCTTTTGGAGGACTTTGGAGCCTTATCGCTGGATGGCTGAAACAATCTCTATGCCAGAGCCAAAGATTCGGTTGTACTCGTTTTCCATGTCCACATTGGGGGTTGACTCAGAAACAATGGCTGTGAGGTACAAAGTGATCTCACTGTTGGCATATGGCATGTATGGAGCCAACGCAACACCAACACCCTTTTGGGTTTGCTGGATTACGATTGCCGCTGGATCTTTTAGAACGTATGCGTTTCCACCGTTGCCGCTCGCATTAGAAATCAGTTCTTCGCCGTTCACTAACTTAAATACTTTAATCATTTTATACTTCCTCTATAATGTGTTCAATAAATTCTGCTGCTTTGGTTTGGTCATGGAAATATTGTAGAACAATGTTGTCCATATCGTACGCATGTTGAAGCAAAACAAGTATCTGCTTATTTTTGTAAACAGATACTTTAAGATACCAGTTCCCTCTGCGAACCAGAAAGAACGAGATAAGATTTGGTGAGAGTTTTGCTTTCATACAAGTATTTAGGAATCCCAAATACTTGCGTCTATCACTTAGCCTTATCGTTTGGATTTGGTGGAACTTTACCGTTCACCCAATCCCAATCGTCATCGGTCATTGGAATCCATTGGTTCATACCATTCTCCCTCTGTTTAGCTTTGCGTAATACTCACGCTCTAGCTGCTCCACGTGTAGTGGCGACTGAGGGTTTCTAGATACAATGTATTCCTCTAACGAACTTGTTCTATCACGCAAAACATCACGAAGGAAGTCTTTACAGGCGTGAATGAATTTCATCTTTTTCCTCCTCAGTAAGGAACTGCTTGCCCTTACCTGCTTTGACTGGAACCTTCTTAGCCTTTGGCTCTTCAGGAATCAACTTGTCAAGTGCAATTTTTAGAATGCCGTTGAAGATCTCTGCGTCTTTAACTTCATAAGAGTCGCCGATAGCCCACGCACGAGTGAAGGCACGGTTAGCGATACCCTTAAACAAGAAGCTGTCTTCTGCTTCTGTAGATTCAGAGTTACCTTTTACGATCAACTTACCACCATCGATAGTGATGTCGATTTCGTTTTGCGCGAAACCAGCTACAGCAATTTCGATTGTGTATGTGTTGCCGTTTTTACGGACATTGAATGGAGGATAGTTGGGGATGTCTTTAGTCAAGTCGTCATGCAGTGCTTGCATGCGTTTGAATTGGTCATCGAAACCTACGAATAGTTTATCGATATCTTTGAATGCATCTTGTGAAAAGAATGCGGGAATGAATGCTTTATTCATATTGGTTCTCCTATTAAGCGAGTTAGAAAACTCTCAAGCAAATCCCCGAAGGCGAAATGAAGAGAGCCATGTTATAATCCTGCTTACTGGTTGCAGGGATAGCTTAACGTACTATCAGCTTTATACGATTCGTAACTTAGCGGTCCTAAGGTGAATTCTTTTACTGAGTATGATACTCAGGGTACTTGGCAACAGTCTCAGCAAGAGCAGCTGCGTGTTCCGCAGCAACTTTAGCCTGATGCGCAGCAAGTTCTTCTGCAGCGATAGCCTCTAGTTGCTCTCTAGTATAATTAACTTGAGGTTGTTCTACTGATTCTGTCATGCCGTTTCCTTTGGTTTAAGCTGCTGGTGTTTGTACAGCAGCTTGAGCAGCAGCTGCAGCGTCAGCGATGGCTTGCGCTTGTGGGTCGCCTTGTACTTTGATTTTGCTAACCAAAGCAACAACTTCCTCGAAAGGATGCTTGCCCAAAACTGCAAGAATAGTGTTTACTTCATTAATTTCAAGTTCAAGTTTAATCATTTTGTTTTCTTTCCTATGTTGTATTTCGGTACTAATTCCCATTGGTCCTTCTCTTTGAAAGAGACAACCTTGATTTGCGACAGAGATGCTTTTTGCTCAGCCTGCGAACTATTTAGTATCTTTAACAGATCCCAATCAGCCAGCAAACCAGCAATGGCATTTCTACGCTCAATATCACCAGCAGTGATATTTGACTCTTTACCGTCCAAAGCAAATAATTCTTTGAAGTGAACGATAAAATATCTACCTTGCTTATGTAAAATATGGCAAGATTGATAAAGTTTGTTTTCTTTTCTGGAAGCGATGCCGATACGAGTAAGTGTTTCGCGAACCTTCAGAAACGCATCTGGTTCTGGCAAGACCACTTCAAGCATAGACTCTGGCGTCCAGTCGTAATAAATCATTTCAACTGTCATGATTTTCCACCTTTATTTAGTTTTTCTTTTATCATAATCAAGTCTTCATCTGACAAAACCTTTAACGCTTCTGTCGCCTTTTCACTTGAATACCCATAATACTCTTTAACCAGTTGAAGGGTTTCGGTAGCTGGATCTTTTTTAGACCACTTACTGAATCTCTTCTTCTTAGAAATAATATTTAGGCAAAAGGAAAACTGCATATCTTTATCCAAACTATGACGTTGGTTCATCTCGTTTGCATAAAAGACTGTATCTGGAAAATATGATAGCCCTCTATTTATAAGGAATGCGCTATAATCTTTTCCTGCTTGTGGATTATCTTTGAATAAGTCCTCTTTAGTTAAATTGATTGCGTTCAAAAAATCAAATGGGCTCATCTGAACACCTTTAGATTCTCTGTAGTTGCTGCGAATCGTTTCTCGGGATATCTTTTTGCAAGGTTATCCTCAAGCTCTTTTCGCGTAGAACCCTGAGCCATAAAATCGTTTTTGTCCTTACCCCAAACGTAAAAGACACCATTGTTCTTCTCTATGACAATTGGAATGACCGATTCATCAACTACTGTCTTTACGGTTTCTTCAACCTGAGACAACAAACTTTTAAGTGTTCGTTGAGCATGACGTTCTCTAGCATACCATCCATAGACTGCGCCCATGATCCATATTACTATGTATAACAAGTATTCCATAGCATTCTCACTTAAATTTACAGTCAGCCATTACCTCTGTCATTGCCGCCATGATATTTAACTCATGGTCAGCTACGAATGCTGCTTTATACTGATAGTCTGCAAGAATAAGAACCATCTGCGGAATGCTTTCAGCAACCATAAAACTTGTTGCCGTATCATAGAACTCTCGGAACAATGCAACAGTATCTGAATCAGAATGTTTACCGACCCACTTACGTACATTGGTAAAGTCTTTTTCTTTCATCAACTTAATAAGGTCTTTGAAAGATTCTTCGCTCATGTTGACGAGGATACCAGAATCAATTTTACCAGACACGCTGTATCGTTGAAGTTCATTTAGAACACGACGATAGTCAGGAAAGTGTTTGGTGATCAATTCAGCCACAACCTTTTGATCAAACTCAATACCTTCCTGCTTCAGGATGGTAGTTGCTCTCTTGAAGAATGTACCAAGAAGAACCTGTTTGTCTTTTGGATCAATCTTAAAATCAATACAGGCGCAACGTGAATGAATCGCTTCAAGGATTCGGTTCTTAAAGTTACAAGTAAAGATGAATCGACAATTTGAAGAGAACTCCTCAATGAAGCTACGAAGAGCAGGTTGAGTAGAGTTCGCTTGCAAATAATCTGCCTCATCGATGATAATAACCTTCGGTGAATCAGTGAGAGATACAGTTGAGGCGAAACCCTTAATCTTAACTCGAAGAGTGTCGATACCAGATTCCTCTGAGCCGTTGATCATAATATACTCAGCGCCAATCTCATTACACAGAGCCTTGGCAATAGTTGTCTTTCCAATACCAGCAGTTCCAGACAACAGGAAGTGTGGGAGTTCACCCTGAGCAACGTATTGCTTAAAAGTTTCTTTCAAACTTTCAGGAAGAACACAGTCATCAATCTTCTGTGGGCGATACTTTTCAACCCAAAGAAATTGGTCATCACGAAAATCAATCATTATAAGTCCTCAAATAAATTCAAAAAGTGTGGCTGTTGGTTGCTTATCTTCTTTGGGTAAAGCACCGTTCGTAATATCCCATGCTTCAATACACATTGAACGAATATCGTTCGAATGTTTCGCCTTTGATTCAGACTCAATATAAAAGTCGGCGATCCACTCATACCGTTTATGGTACGAGCAGAACACCATCTTCTTGATCATCTTACCTGTAGAAACATCAGTTGTGTAGAGTTCTACAGTTGGCAAGACTTTTCTGAACACCCTTGGATTTAATACTTCATCACGTCCCATAACAAAGCTCCATAATATATGTCAGACTAATTTAGAAATCGAATGTAGAATCCGCTTCAACTGCAACGTAATAAACCAAGTCGCCAGCGCCAAGGAAGCGAGAGATTTTCTTTGACGATACGCTTACTTTGTAATCACCAGGAAGCATCTTAAGGTTTTCAACCTTCAAATGCACAGTGAATTTCTTATCAGTTTCACCGACCAACTCTTGGAAAGTATTACCAGTAGAATTCTTTTTATCACCAACAACTGCAGTGATCTTCTTACCATCACCAGAGATAGTAAGGTCAGAAGCACGAAGGACACCTGCGGTACGACGAATCATATCAAGCATGCTTGCAGTGAGATTGAATTGAATCTCAGCGTCTGGGAATGTGATAGACTTTTGCGGAGCAGTAAGTACGCTTGCCTCTGCTGCAAAATATTTGATGCTCATGTTACCTTGCTTAATGGTAACATATTTCTCACTGAAAACCAACTCAGGATCTTCAAAGATAGACATGGCACCCAAGAACTCGTTGAGGTCATAGATACCAAAGTCAGGGAATGTCTCTGTGACAGTTGCGTCAGCCATCACGTTTTTCTGAGCCGAGATTGTGGCAAGTTTATTACCAGACTTCAACAACAGGTTGCTGTTAATACCAGCAAAGTTCTTGATCAATCCTACGGTTTCTTTACTTAATTTCATTATGTTTCCTTCTTGTTGATAATATAATATGTATAAAAGATTATACTAATTTTCGCTCGGTTTGTCAAATTTATTTTTTGTTGGATGTTCTCCACTCATTAAATTCTTTTACAAGTTTCTCATGAGTTTCTGCAGAACAGTATAATGTCCACTCGCGAATAACATCTTTCTCGGTCACACGTTCAACACCTTCGCCGCTTGTTGTAACGAGTGGTTCAGATAACATGTATCCAATAATTGTTTTCGGAAGACCATTTTCCCACATACGCTCAATAGAGAATGCCTTCATCGCATCCCAGTCAATGGCGTATGAAGCATTCGCCATCTCACTCTCAAGACGTTTCTTATATGCCTCGTTGGCAAACTTCAGGTCAGCATTTTCTTTCTTCAGGGATTCAAGTTGAACCTTCAGGTCAGATGCTTCTAGTCGATAAAACTTACCACCAAACATAATTACTCCAATGGATATGTCATTGTTACGATACGAGGCTCAATGTACTGAGGCTCGGCTTTTTTAGTCTTAGGGTTAATGCACATTACCCAAGTACCATCTGCACTTGCAGGGCTGTACAATCCATTAGGATCTGCTTGAGGCAATGTGACAGTACCATTCTGGCTAGCAACACGCATCTGTGGGTTAGTGTACTGCGTCGCATAAGGCAAGCCGTAACCTAGTGAATCGCAAACCTTATGAAACTTACCACCCATATCAACGATATAAGTGTAAGTAGGTTGCATCTGATCACGCTTCTCGATGATGTCCTTCATCATACGTTTCTCGGCATAGTTATTAACTGACGGCATACCTACACTTTGAACAGCTCGCAAAGACATTTCTTCTTGCTTTGCAGCTTCAATTTGACGAGAGTTAGGATGTTCATCGCAAGCTGCGAGCATCATTACAAATGGAACTACCAACAAAATCTTTTTCATATTATTCCTTAATCAATGGGTATGGCGAAACAACAATACGTGGTTCGATATACATCGGCTGAACTTTCTTAGTGCTTGGGTTAATACATTGAACCCATGTACCATCTGCGCTGGCTGGCGCATATAATCCGTTTGGATCTGCCAGACTAGGATTAGTATATTGAGTTGCGTAAGGTAGACCGTAACCAATCGAATCACAAATCTTAGTCAACTGATTGTTAGTTCCAACCAAGTAAGTGTATGTAGGTTGCATCTTGTCACGAAGTTCAAGAATGTCCTTCATCATACGCTTCTCTGAGAAGTTAACAATGGCTGGCATACCAACTGACTGAGCCATGTTCTTCAGGATCTTCTCTTGATTGTCACGCTCGATTTGTTGACTATTGCGATAGTCCTTACCATCACAACCTGCAAGCAATGCAACTGCGAC